AAATGACCGTGCTGTAGTTGAAGATGAAACACTTACTGCTTACGCTCCACAACTTGCTGCATCAAATGGTCTAGTGCTAAACAACATGACAATCAGCGCAAACTACACAATACCTACAGGCTACTCTGCTAGTTCTGTTGGCGCAGTAACCATCAATAGTGGTGTAACTGTAACCGTACCATCAGGCAGTCGCTGGGTAGTTCTTTAAGGAAACAATATGGCTTCAATTATTAATGCCTCTACAAGCGGAGTTGGTGGTGTCATCACTACAGCCGACAATAGCGGTGATCTAAACATACAAAGCGGTGGCTCTACTAAGATTGCTGTGACATCAGCAGGTGTAGTGGTAACTGGATTGAGCAAAGGCTCTTTGCCTACAGGTAGTGTGTTGCAAGTGGTGCAAGGAACTTATGGAACAGCAGTAACAAATAGTACTGGGACTTATGCTGATTCAGGACTTACCGCATCAATTACTCCAACAAGTGCTACAAGTAGTATTCTTGTTTGCATTACAACTAATGCTTATGCACAGAAAGCAGGTGCTAATGCTTATGGATTTATAAATCTAGTAAGAAATAGCACACAATTGTTACAACGACTTTTTGGATTTTCTTCTACTGTTGGAACAGACACATCAATTGTACAAAATTTCAGCGTTTCTTATCTTGATTCTCCATCCACCACATCTTCAACAACTTATAAAATGCAATTAAAAAATGGCGGTTCTGGAATGACAGCTACAACAACTTATGATGGTTATTTATCAACCATTGTTCTTATGGAGATAGCAGCATGATACAAGCAATCTATAAACTATATCCACAAGTGGTTCGCACAGTTGGCGATGAAGCCTTTGATGCTGATGGCAATCAAGTCACATACGACCTAGCTTTAGTTCAAGCAGAACAAGCAGCAGAAGCCAAGCGTCAAGAGGCACTAGCCTACCTAGCATCAACAGATTACATGATGACAGCAGACTACGACAAAGACACAACAGAAGTTCGTGCGTTAAGGGCTGAAGCTCGTAATGTAATAAGAGGAGTAGCATAATGAGTGCAGCGGTTTTAGCTGGAGATACCAGCGGTAGCATTACCTTACAAGCACCAGCAGTAGCAGGGTCTACTGTATTAACATTGCCAGCAACAACAGGTACTGTGGCTTTGACAAGTCAAATTACAGCTAGTCAATGGACTACTAGCGGTTCTGATATTTACTACACGACAGGTAGCGTGGGTATCGGCAACTCAAGCATGAGTTCATTTAACTCAGGTTATAACAATCTCGTGGTTGGTACTGGTTCAGGTAACGAGGGTTTAACCATCTATGCTGGTAGTGCAAACTCTGCTTATATTGGATTAAAGAGCGCAGCTAACACATCATTCCAAGGTGGTTGGGAATACGATTTTGCTACCAATGATTTATATACATACATCAATGGCACTATGCGTATGCGAATTAACTCTAGTGGTCAATTTATGGTTGGAGTAACTACTCCAAATAATGCTGCTTACACAATTAATTCAAGTGGTACAGGAGGTTCTTGGATAAGAGGAACTGGTACTGGTGATGCGGTATATGTTTCTGAATCAAAAGGAGCGCAATGGCTTTATTATGGTTTAAATCAATCTGGAACTAATACATTTTATGTTTTAGAAAATGGTAATGTTAGAAATACAAACAATAGTTATGGTGCAATTTCTGATATTAAATTAAAAGAAAATATTACTGATGCCACTCCAAAACTTAATGATTTATTAAATGTAAAAATTCGCAATTATAATTTAATTGGTGATACAACAAAACAAATTGGTGTAATCGCTCAAGAGTTAGAGCAAGTTTTTCCATCTTTAATTGAATCTAATTCAACAATGGCAACTGAAACTAATACAATTCCTGAAACAATTAAATCTGTAAAATATTCCGTGTTTGTTCCTATTTTGATTAAAGCAATCCAAGAACAACAAGCCCTAATAGAAAACTTAACAATACGACTAGCTGCGTTGGAGAATAAATAATGGCTATAGTTTTAGATGGAACGGCAAATACGGTAACACCTTTAAACGGTGCGTTAGGTGCGACTACTCCTAGTACGGTTGTTGCTACTAGCGTAAATACACCAAATACATTTGGCTTTAAGAATCGCATTATTAATGGTGATATGCGGATTGACCAGCGTAATGCTGGTGCTAGTGTTACTCCTACAGGCAATGGTTATACCCTTGACAGATGGAGGGCTGAGATAAGTCAGTCTTCAAAGTTTAGCGTTCAACAAAATGCTGGCTCAGTTACTCCACCAACAGGTTTTTCTAAATATTTAGGCATAACTTCTTTATCTGCTTACTCTATAGGTTCAGGAGATTATTTTGTAGTAAGACAAGCTATTGAGGGAAATAACATTGCTGATTTAGGATGGGGAACAGCAGGAGCATCGGCAGTAACATTATCATTCCAAGTAAGAAGCTCTTTAACTGGAACTTTTGGTGGTTCTATCCAAAATGCAGATGCAACACGCTCATATCCATTTACATACACAATTTCATCAGCAAATACTTGGACATCAATTAGTATAACAATTGCAGGAGAAACAACTGGCACTTGGCAAACTGGAACTAGTGGTGGCATTTATGTTTACTACGGTTTAGGTGTAGGTTCTACATATAGTGGTACAGCAAGTGCTTGGGCTTCAGCAAACTACATTTCAGCAACAGGTGCAACATCAGTAGTAGGAACTAACGGTGCTACTCTCTATATTACAGGTGTTCAACTAGAAAAAGGTTCAACAGCTACATCATTTGATTATCGTGACTATGGTAGCGAACTTTCAAGATGCTTGAGATACTTTCAAAACTTTTATGGTCAGCAAGTACCTATGACTAGATTTTCTGCAAGTTCAGGAAGTGCTTACGCTTGGATATTTCATCCTGAAATGAGAACAGCAGCGACAGTCACATTTGGTACATATTCAACTGGTACTGGTTATCCATCTTCAGGTGCAATGCTATATAGTGGCGGTGTAACAAATGGATTTAGGATATTATCAAGCGATAACGTGGCAGCCAATAATACAATTTACTTTGTAGCAACATCAAATACAGCATTAAGTGCGGAGCTTTAATATGTATAAATTAATAAAATCCGATTTAGATATTAATCCTTCAGCAATAAAACGACTTGCTGATAATGCGTTTATCCCAATGGTTTCTGATAACGCAGATTACCAAGAATATCTAGCATGGCTAGAAAAAGGCAACACACCTGAGGCTGCTGACTAATGGAAAAGATAATTGCTAAACTTAACGCTTTTCTAAGCCAATTCTGCATCGTGTGCAAAATACCTTGCGACAAGCAAATGCACTTCATCTGTGGCTTTATCATAGCTGCTGTGTTGACACCATTCATAGGCTTTTACGCTGTAGCTGTAGTAGCTCTGATTGCTGCATTAAAAGAGATATACGACTATTTGCATCCTGAGTCACATACTGCTGACTTTTGGGATTGGGTAGCAACCACACTAGGTGGTCTAGTAGGTTTCGTTGCAGTAGCCTTAATAGGATAACTTATGTTTGGATTTGCAGCATTTTCACAGATACCATATAGCTCCCTAGCTAGCCAAGTAATCTTAGCCACAGCAAGTGTTGATGGTAGCGCATTAGTTACTGCAAATGCTTATGCAATCCGCACCGGTCAAGCTGTTATTACAGCAAATGCTGTTGTTGAAGCAAATGCAGCTACAATTAAGTCAGCAAACGCTCAAATTGTCGGCAATGCGCTTGTTTTAGCAAATGGAGTAAGGGTAAGAGTAGGGGTAGCAAGCATTAATGGCTTGGCAAGTGTTTCTGCAAGTTCTAGTGTAATTTACAGCGCAAATGCTATAATAACAGGCAATGCTACAGTACAAGCTACTGCGTATAGGATTAGAACTGCTGCTGGTGTAATAAACGGTGTTGCAACTGTTACAAGTAATGCAAGTAGAGTTAGAACTGCATCAGGAAGTGTAACTGGCACGGCTGTCGTGACTGCTCTTGGTGGTGTTCAATACAGCGCAGATGCACATATAAATGGCATTGCTACTGTAAATGTAAATGGTAGCGCAATATGGTACGGAAAAGGCGCAATTGCCGGTAATGCTACTGTAACTGCTAATGGAACTAACTTAGGTCATAACTGGACACCGGCATCAGACAGCACAAACACTTGGACAGACACATCAGTATCATCAAACACATGGGTAGAAACACCTGTAAGTAGTAATACATGGCTTTTAAAGGGATAAATCATGGCAAAGAATAAGATAAGTGAGTGGAGTGCAACGGCATCCAACAATACCGACATTGGTGGCATAGATATTGCCGAGGGTTGTGCGCCATCTGGTATTAATAATGCTATCCGTGAGTTGATGGCTCAAGTTAAAGACCAACAAACTGGTACAGATGCAGATAACTTTACTGTAGGTGGTAACTTATCTGTTACTGGCACGACTACATTGACCGGAATACCTACTGCACCTACTGCTGCAAGTGGTACTAACACTACACAAGTAGCTACGACAGCTTTTGTTACATCAGCATTAGCTGTTTTATACCCAGTAGGCTCTATATTTACTGCTACCGTATCAACTAACCCAAATACATTATTTGGTTTTGGTACTTGGACAGCATTTGGTGCTGGTCGTGTTCTAATTGGTAATGGCGGTGGATTTACTGCTGGTGATACTGGTGGTAGTGCAGATGCTGTTGTGGTAAGCCATACACATACTGCTACATCTACTGTAACAGACCCTGGACATATTCATGTAAGTCCTCAAGGTGCAAACTCTGGAACAAGTGATGGAGTTCATATTACATCTGGATATTCATTAGGGAATAATATTGTTACAGGTTCTGCTACAACAGGCATATCTGTAAGCACATCTGTGGCATCTGCCGGTGTAAGTGGAACTAATGCCAACCTTCAACCGTATGTAGTAGTTTATATGTGGAATCGTACTGCATAATGGCTACCCAACGCATAGCATTTACAGAGTGGACACCAGACTTAGCCGGTGTTGCTGAAAACTTGTCTGTTGCACAGAACGTAGTTCCTACTGCATTGGGCTATAGTCCATTCCCGTTAGCCGTAGATTATTCTGCTGCTGCAAGTGAAGACCTTAACAATACTTTTGCTGCTCGTTTTAGTGCAACTACCAATATATTTGCTGGTGGTGCTACCAAGCTATTTAAGTTTGATGGTGGCGATTTAAGCCTAGATAACGTATCTAAGACTGGCAACTATAGCGGTGTAGTCAAATGGAACTTTACACAGTTCGGCAATACTATTATTGCAGCTAATAATGTCAACAAACTACAAGCATACACACTAGGCTCAAGCTCAACATTTGATGATTTAAGCGTAGATGCGCCTGTAGCTAAGTACGTTACAGTCGTGCGTGACTTTGTTGTAGCTGCTAACTTGGATGCTGGTACTAACTCAAATAAAGTCCAATGGTCTGACATCAATGACGAGTTTGACTGGGTATCAGGTGGTGCATCACAATCCGATTACCAAGTAATTGCCGATGGTGGCAACATTACAGGCATGACTGGTGGTGAGGTTGGTCTTATATTCCTAGACCGTGCTATCGTGCGTATGTCTTACATTGGCTCACCTTTATTCTTCCAATTTGACACGATTAGTCGTGGTGTTGGCTGTGTTGAAGGCAACTCTGTTGTGCAGTACGGTGGCATGAGCTACTTCTTAGGTGCTGATGGCTTCTATTCATGCGATGGCTCTACAGTAACGGCAATTGGTACGCAAAAGATAGACTCATGGTTTTATGCTAATGCCAACCCGTCTAAACTTAATCTAATGTCATCAACCATTGACCCGATTCGTAAGATTGTGGTCTGGAAGTTTATAGATAACTTTGCACAAAATACTTTGCTAATCTACAACTGGCAAGTACAGAAGTGGTCATCTTGTGTTACAGACGTGGATGTCGTGGCTAGCTCTGCATCAGCCGGTATGACGTTAGAAGGCTTAGACTTATACGGCAACATGGACACATTGACTACCTCACTAGATGATGCATTGTGGTCTGGTGGTAAGTTCTTATTTGCCGGTGCAAGAGATACCAAAATTGTTACTTTTACTGGTGCTAACTCAACTGCTACTCTAACAACTGGTGACATAGGAAGCGAAGTAACTTCCGTGGTTACATTGGCACGACCAATCGTAGATAATGGCTCTGGGAGCGTAGCAATTGCTTCTAGGACACTTCTAAGCGCAGTACCACAGTTAGGTTCATACATTCCAGCAAGTAGCGAGAATCGTGTAGCATTGCGTAGTAGTGGTAAGTACCATCGTCTGTCAGTAATTCCTACTGGCAGCAATTGGTCTAATGCCATTGGTATTGATATTGATGTAACTGCACAAGGTACTAGATAATGTATCGTAAGCTCAACCCAGCAGGATCTACTCCACGGGAAATATCCGAGGTAGTCAACAATCTTGTTGAAGGTAAGTCTAACAATACTGGTACAATAACACTAGCAACCGGCACAACTACTACTACTTTGTATGACGAGCGTATTGGTTTTGATTCAGTTATATTATTTGCTCCAACAACGGCTAGTGCATCTAACATTGCATTACCTTATGGCGCATGGCAAGACGATTCTGACCAAGCAGCAGCAAATACTACTACTGCCTATCCAATTACATTAAATACAGTAGATTTTGAAAATGGCATAACTCTAGTAAGTGGGTCACAATTAAAGGTGGCTTACTCTGGTTTATATAATGTTCAATTTAGCCTACAATTAGCTAATATGGACAATGCAACACAAGATGTTAGTATATGGTTTAGAAAGAACGGAACTGATATACCTAAATCTAATAGCGTATTTGGTTTTGCACCACGTAAGAATGCGACAGACCCATACCATGTTATTGCAGCAATGAACTTTTTTGTTGAATTAGCAAAGAATGATTATATTCAAATTATGTGGTCTACTACTAATGTATTGGTTACTATTGATGCTAAAGCAGCACAAACAAGTCCAACTAGACCATCAACACCTAGTGCTATTGTTACTATGAACTATGTATCATCAGATGGATATACTACTAACATATTTAACGCACCTTACGTTAGCTCTAGGAGTAAAGGTTCTGCCGTGATTACACATCCATCATCAAGCATTACTGACTTAACTTATCAATACTTGGTGGTTGCATAGTGGACTTCTCGTATGTACATCCTAACGAACTGCGCCATTGCTGGTGGTGGGTTCGCATGGGTCTTGAGAAGGTTCGTGCTAAAGGGCATTCAGAATGGCTTGCAGAAGACATCTATTGCGACTGCTACGAGCAACGCTCAATGTTGTGGGTATTACCGGAAAAGAAAGGTTTTATTGTATTACAGCCTAACGGTGTAGAGATGCACATTTGGGCAGCATGGTTAGATTCAAGCAATCCCGATGATTTATCCTTTGGACTTGAGTTTGCCAAGAGCATTGCTAAACAAGGCAATTGCACAAAAGTGACGTTTGCA